ACTGATGATACTAACGATCCTTGGTTCTCGCCAGCTGGTTATAATAGAGGAAATCTTCTTGGAGTAACTAAGCTTAAGTGGAATCCGAATAAAGCTCAGAGAGACGAACTATATAAAGCAGGAATTAATCCAATTATTTCTGAGCCAGGACAAGGAATTCTCCTTTTCGGCGATAAGACTGCACAAAGTAAACCATCTGCATTTGATCGTATTAATGTTCGCAGATTGTTTATTGTTCTCCAAAAAGCAGTTTCCACAGCATCTAAATTCCAACTCTTTGAGCTCAATGACGAGTTTACAAGAGCAATGTTTAGAAACATGACAGAACCATTCCTCAGGGATGTTAAAGGACGGCGAGGTATTACTGACTTTTTAGTTGTTTGTGACGAAACAAACAACACTGGAGAAGTCATTGATAGCAATAGGTTTGTTGCAGATATTTACATTAAACCTGCTCGCTCAATTAACTTCATTACTCTTAACTTTATTGCTACGAGAACTGGAGTTGAATTCTCTGAAATCGTTGGAACTGGAAACTAATAAATAACAAATAGAAAAAAGAATTATGGCAACAGTAGACGATTTTAAAGCAAAGCTTATTGGTGGAGGTGCGAGAGCAAACCTGTTTAAGGCTACTATCACATTCCCCGCTTACGCTGGAGGAGATAGCGAGCTTGCGCAATTTATGTGTAAAGCAGCTCAACTTCCTGCAAGCGTTGTTGGTCAAATTGATGTCCCATATCGTGGACGTCAAATGAAAATAGCCGGTGATCGTACATACGAAAACTGGTCAGTAACAATTATTAATGATACAGGATTTGAAATTCGAGATGCAATGGAGCGCTGGCAAAATGGCATTGGAACACACGCGTCAAATGCTGGTTTAACAAACCCAGCAGATTACCAAACAGATCTTGCTGTTGATCAGCTTGACAAAGATGGTAACGTAATTAAATCATACGTTTTCAGAGGCTCTTGGCCTGTGAATGTAGCTGCAATTGATGTAAGTAACGAATCTGCCGATACTATTGAAGAATTCACAGTTGAATTTGCATATCAGTATTGGGAGTCAAACACCACAACTTAAAAACAATAGAACTAGGGAGGTCCAAACCCTCCCTAGTTTTTATTATAAATAATATATTATGGCGATAAATTTATTTGGATTTGAAATCAGTAAAAAGGTTTCAGCACAACAAAAAGTTGAACCAGTATCACCTATACCTAAACCTAACGATGAGTCTGCATCGACGGTAGCGGTTGGAGGAGGTTACTATGGTCAATATGTAGATCTTTCAAATACAGACACGGTTTCAGACCACGAACTAATTCGCAAATATCGTGAAGCAGCGATGCAACCTGAGTGTGATGCTGCTGTTTCTGACATTGTAGATGGAGCTATTGCGTCATCAGAAGAATCTGCTCCGGTCGATTTGACTATGCACGATTTAGATCTGCCTAATAGTGTAAAGAAAAAAATAATTAATGAGTTTAACCGAGTGTTGAAACTCTATAAATTTAATAGAAATGCCTCAGAGTATTTTCGTAATTGGTATGTTGATGGTAAAGCATACTTTAATGTAATCATCGATCCTAATAATCCTCAGAAAGGTATTGTAGAACTTCGGCCTGTTGAATCAACACACATCAATAAAGTTAAAGAAGTAAAACAAGAAACTGATAAAAAGACAGGATTAGAATATGAAAAGGTTGTAGACGAATATTATGTTTATTCTCCTGATCTTGGAAATAACGCTGTCGATAAATTGAACGGAATTAAGTTCGCAACAGATGCAATTATTCAAGTTAATTCTGGAATAATGGATCCTGATAAAATACGAACAGTTGGTCATCTTCACAAAGCAATGAAGCTTGTTAATCAGCTTCGCTATATGGAAGATTCTTTGGTTGTTTATCGTGTTTCACGAGCTCCAGAAAGAAGAATCTTTTACATCGATGTTGGTAACCTTCCAAAAGGTAAGGCTGAAGAATATGTTCAACAGGTTGTTTCTCGTTATAGAAATAAGCTTGTATATGATGCGAATACTGGAAATATTAGTGATGATCGTAGACATATGTCAATGCTTGAAGATTTTTATCTTCCTAGACGAGAAGGTGGACGAGGAACCGAGATTACTACACTTGGTGGTGGAGAAAACTTAGGTCAGATTGAAGACGTACAGTTTTTCCAACGTAAACTATACCGTGCGCTTAATGTTCCTGTTGCAAGGTTAGAACAAGACACAGCATTTAGTGTTGGACGTGCGAGTGAAGTTTCAAGGGAAGAAGTTAAATTCCAAAAGTTTATCGATCGTTTAAGGAAGAAGTTTTCTTTCATGTTAATGGATGCTTTGAGAATACAGCTCATCCTTAAAGGTGTCATCACAGAAAAAGATTGGGGTGATATTGAAGAATCTATTAATATTAACTTTCTTGAAGATAACTATTTTGCTGAACTGAAAGAATTTGAAATCCTTAGAGAACGTTTGGAAATGTCGCAAATGCTTGAAGATATTGTTGGTAAGTATATTTCTGATAAGTATGTACGTACAGTCATACTTAAACAATCGGATGAAGATATCATGCGCCTTGATAAAGAAATTGAAGAAGAAGGTTCAGGAGATGAAGGTGATGAATTTGAAGATGAAGATATTTAAATCTCTAAAACATAAAAATTATAAATAGTATTAATAACATGAGTGATATTGCTAAAGAATTATTTAAAAGTATTGTTACCGATACTGCTTCGCAAGAAGATTTTGGTAGTGCAATACAGCAAAAAATGGATCAAGCTCTGGATGTTCGTAGAGCCGGTATTAGCGCAGATATTTACAACAAGCAAGTTCCAAGCACTGAAACTGTCGTTGAAGAATCAGTAGACCTTGAAGAATCAACTAAAAATAAAGCCCTTGCGAAAGACCTTGAAAAGCTGATTAAGAATCCTGATCCTAGTAGAGTTAAGGAATATGGCGGCGGCACCAAGTATGTTGATATGCTAAAAAGCAAATTGGCTAAGTTGCAAGAAGCTAAAATACCAAGTTCTAATATATCTAAATTTTCAGATCCTCAACTCGCGAAGAGCGCTGCTTCTAAACAGAAATATAAAACTCAAGTATTTGTGGGTGATGATGGTAAATTTTTGGTTCCTTCAACAAATAAAGAAGCAGGACAGTTGAAAAAAGATGGGTATAAAGTATACGAATCAATAGACCTTGAAGAAGCTTCGAGCGGAGACATTGCTAAGCTTTTGAAATTTGTAGCTAAAAACGGTGCAAAAGTTAAAGGCAACGTTGCAGATTTTGGTGGCTCCAAAATCGAGTTTAGTTTTGATAAAGGTAAAATTAAATTTGATGGAGGCAAAGATTCTGGTGTAGAATACTTTGACAATCTTCGTGATGCTATCTCTACACTATCAATCGGGATGGAAGACTAAACAACAATAATAAAAAAAATGAAAATTGAACCATTAACAGTCGCAGCATCTGCATCGCTAACCGCTGCAGCATCAAATGTGAGTGACGCTCAACAAGTACTAGTACAAAATACTGGTACTGCTGCAGCATACGTACATATAGAATCCGGAACAAGCGGAAATAGATATGCTTCGTTTTATGTTCCAAACAAAAGTAACATTATAGTTCGTAAAAACACTACGGATGAAATTTTCGCATCTGATGCAGCTGCAGGTACTGGTGCAAATACTAACGTCCTATTTACTAAGCTAGGTTTTTACGGATAAAAGCTATGAAATTAATTACGGAACATTTAGATACGCTTGAGTATATTACTGAAGCAAAGGACAACGGTGAAAAGAACGTTTTTATCGAAGGAATTTTTATGCAAGCGGAGCAACAAAACCGCAATAAACGTATTTACCCAAAGACTGTTTTAGAAGCAGCATGTGGTAAGTACGTTAAAGAACAAGTTAAAACTGGTCGAGCAGTTGGTGAGTTGAATCACCCCGAAGGACCAGCAATTAACTTAGATAAAGTTTCACACAGAATTACCGAACTTAATT